ATTTCTCCAAGTATGAGACTATTTATTTTTACTATCTCTCAATATAACTGAGAGTGTGATTATCCGCACTTAATTTTTCGATAATAAGATCACAACCAATCTTAGGATCACATTCGCCACAAGTAAAAATATCTACTGCAGCTTCACCTTTTTCTGGCCAAGTGTGAATACTAATATGGCTTTCTGATAAAAGACATATTGCTGTTACACCTTGTGGTTTAAACTTTTTAAAAATGGTTTTGATTACTGTGGCACCGCTAGCATTAGCAGCATCTTCAAGCAAGTCTGAAAGATAATATTCATCATTCAAAGATTTGAATGAGCATCCATACAAATTAAGAAGATAGTGTTTCCCCATATTACAAAGGATTATCCTCCACTTCCTGAATCATTTTGCTGATAACATTCTCGGTTCCATCCATCGTCTTTACTGCAAACAGAGAAGACTTTTGGTATTTTTTTAGTTTCTTATATTTCTTTAGAAGTCTATTAATGTCCGACTGTGGCATTTCAACTTCTACTTCAAATCCATCACTCATCTTCCTTTCTTCTTTTTCTCAGGTTGTTTGTAACCCCAGAGTTTGGGGTTGGTTCTTCCATATCCAAAATCAATCTTCTGAACTACACCAGTACCATAAGTGTCATAATACAAATCAAAGATATCAGATCTCTTTCCCCTAACCAAATCAATATATTCTTTTCCATCAAGAACATACCAAATCAAATAAGCATCATTTGGAAATGAAGAATCTTTTGCCCTTTCTACTGTTGTTTTTTCTAAAAGAATATCGCAACTATATTTGTTTGGTAGAAGAGTTTTATCTTCATTTTCATAATTCATATGACTCTTCTCCTGTTCTACAGCTACTGTCACGAACGCCCACCCCACTGAATATCAGGATATGCTTCTTTTACATTATCAAAAGTTATTTTGTATTTATCTGTCAGTCGCTTATCTTTTGTAAAAATTAATACTTCAGCTTCTTTTGGATGAAGACCACGCAAAAGATTGATAAACATCATTTCTCTACGAATGGTGCTTAGACTGTTATTACCACCTTTTACAAAATGATAAAGGTTCTGGAATTCTTTTCGAAGTGATGTGCGTCCTCTGCCGTCAAGATCTTGTCCTGTTGCAGAAGTACCACCCGATGCTTCTTTAGAAAGGTTCTCAGACAATGTTCCAGAATACACCGATTGCTCATCAGCATTAGCATAAGGAACATCACCTTCAGGAAGAAGACTAATTACAGTTTCGTCAAAGTTCCAAATAAAAATAGACTTCAATGAATCATGTTCATATGTCTTAAGCACTTCAACCTTCTTTGCATTAGAACGTTGCTTAGATGCAAGTTCTAAAATTTCGAAAATGAAAGGATTTGATGGAAGAGATTCGATCGATTTACTCGTCGTCTTCTTCTTCGTAGTCGTAGTCGTCATAATTGTTTTCAAATCTTACTGCTAAAATTTCATCAGGAAGTACATTCCCGTTTTCATCAAACATCTCTGGATGCGTATACGCAATGTTGTTGGTGTAGAAATGTTCTTTTGCTAACCATCCTACCACACCTCCAACAAAAAAGAACATTATTGAAACGAGAGTACTGATGGTGAGAGTTACTGCTAACATCTTTTTTCTCCAGAGAATTTTATTTTTTCCTGATATCCAAGTAGAAGTTCAGGTGTAAAACAATTTCTCTTCGTAAGAAGGTGACCATTTTACCAAACTTTACTTGAAAAGTTTTCGGTGCTTCTGGTTTGTTCCTCCTATTACGTAACAGTAATTCAATACCCCGATTAATCTGGGGTTCTGACTTATTTAGTTTGTTTCTTCCGTCTTCCAGGTCTCTTGTCATAACTATACTTCGATGCATCTTCTAAGATGCCATACAAATAATTTTTAATTTTTCTTGCCTGAGGTTTAGGGATATGTCCATAACCTTCACGAAGTTGTTTATGCATTTCATCAGTTCCGCCTTCAAGGTAATCATCTAAATCCATTACTAGACTGTTGATCTCGCTTGCAGTTGTGCTTTTGATAAATTCATCAACTTCAACTTTTTTTGTTCCACGAATTTTTAGGTAATCATAAAACTTCAACACAAACTGCCCATTAAAAGCATAATCAATTGCTTTCTCAACATCGTTATAAACTTCGTGAAAGTTACTATCCATTAAACTAAATTTTGCTCCTTCAAATATTGAACCGTATCTGTGCAACCACCAAGGTGATTATCATTTACGATAACTTGTGGGAAAGTCGAACCATTACCAAATTCAGAATAAAATTCTTCGCGGGTAAAATCTACTCCAAGTTTATAAACTACGTACTGTAGTTCTGCTAATTGTAGCACTTGTTGAACTTTTGTGCAATATGGGCAACCGTCTTTAGAATAAATTGTAAATTTCATGTCGATTAGCATTATTTTTTATATATATAAAATTTTAATGATTTGGTATTTCAGTCCATATCGTGGTGTTCCAAATTTTGTTAGAAAATAATTTGGAAGATCTGTCTATACAATCAATACTTCGCAAAAAAATATTTCCCGCAACTACTATTCTGTTTTTATTTTTTTGTTTAATAGGATCTACCCCATGAAATAGGTATGATGGGAATACAATCAAATCATTATCATTTTGATCTTCAGGATAAACCTTAGTTTCATTTTCTCCATTAAAATAAAAACATTTTTGACCTGTTGTTTCTACAAAATGAACCCAAGAAATAATTTCAGATCCAGAAAAATGATTATGAATGGTATGAGAATCTGTATTTGAATTATACATTTGTATCCAATAATCCCAATCATACTGAGAAATATGATATAATCCAAGTTTTTTTATTATATTTTCTACTACATTAGAATAGAATGGTTTTATGAATTCATAGTTATTTGATAATTCACTATAAGAAGTATAAAATTCATTCTCTATAAAATAATTTTCTTTTATTTTATTTTTTATTTTCTCTAAGCATTCTTTATCTAATTGTACATTAAAACTTGAAAATAACATAATTTAAATTTGAATTGCAATTCCTTGACCCTCAGGAAGCCAAACCTGTTGTTGAAGTTCTATGGGAGGTAGTTTTTCTTTTGCTGCAGGCAATCCTTGCTGTCCAGGAAGTTGTTTATCTGTTGTAGAGGTAACATCAATTACTTGGTCAAGAATAAACCTTGCTTTTCTATAAGTTCTTTCCTTTGGAGATAAGTCACATAGCATTCTGGCGTCGCATTCATCACCACAATGTGCAATTACTTTACCAGACCAACGCAATACTACTTCCCAATACTCATTCATCTTTTTTCTCCTTAAATATAAGAAAAATCATTGCAATTGTATTTGTTTATTATGTTTTTGATTTTTTCTTTATTTTCAAAAACTTTATGATCAACTCCTAGATACAAATTTTTTAATGGAATAGGTTTATTATAATTTGTCAATTTGTGATAATAATATTTTGCAATACCAAAAGATTGACATGCATCATTTGCAATTGGATCGATGTAAAAATTTATTTCTGGAAATGCTTTTTTAATTTCATAATTTCCAACAACATTCAAAGCACATCCACCAGAAAAAACAATATTATTGCAATTCGTTTTCTCTACTGCATATTTAACTCTATCTAAAAATATTTTTTCTAAAGACTTCTGAAGAGCAAATGACAAATCTGCTTTTTCTTGAAAATTCATGTTTGCCAAAAAACCATATAAGTCTTTATTCAAAGTTCGATTTGAAAGAAATAAGTTCTTATTACATAAAATACTATTCTCACATAGTAGATTGGGAATTTTTTTATTTGGTTTTCCATAAGCTGACAATCCCATTACCTTTCCTTCATCACACCCAGGTTCATAACCAAGGTGCTCAGTTACTGCAGCATACATTACTCCAATATCAAAATGAGGAATTAAATCAACTTCATAATTAAATTCTTTCTTAAAACTATCAATAAAATCTGGATAAGGTCCACCCATCATCGGATTATACCATAAGCGTTTGTAAATTGGAGTAAATTTATTTGGATAGTTTGCATGATATATTGATGTCGTTTCAACCGAATACAGTCCATTTTTTTCGTCAGTAAATGGTCTTCCCCATCCATCTATGACTAAACATACTGATTCTTCATATCCAGAACCATAAAAAGCAGAACTTGCATGATATAAGTGATGCTCATCCTCAAATATAATACTATCATTTACTTTTACTTTGTTCAAACTCAAAAAGTCATATATTGATTTCTGTTCTCTTCGAGTAAGTTCTTCTCCAATACACAAATAATCAATATATTTTGTATAGATTGGTATGTATTCTAACATTTTCAATGGAAAACTAGAACTATGTTTTATCCTACATGCCCTTTCTTCTTGAATTAAAAAAATAACTTCTCCATCTTTTAAAATACATAGAGATGCATCATGATTCTGAACAGATATTGATACTATAATCATTGGTACTCTTTCTTTACTAGGAACTTACCTTCAGGAAAATACAAAAAATCTAACTTTGATTTGTAGATAGTATCTATGGCATCTTCAATTGTTTCTACCATTGGATCCCCCGCCAAATTAAAAGAAGTATTTCCAACTAATGGGACAGATGTTAAATTAAAAAATTCTTTTATAATCGAGTAGTAATTAAAATTATCATCTTTAGTTACTGTTTGAATTCTGCATGTATTATCTACATGAACAACAGATGGGATAATATTCTTTTTTTCCTCTTTAACATTAAAAGAATATGTCATATGTGGAGATTCATCTATTTTCTCCATGTGAAACCATTCTCCAGACTCTTCTAATAAGATAGAGCAGGCCAATGGTCTAAAATTTTCTCTTCCCTTAATTCCATTAATTCTATCTTTATTTGATGCTGTTATGGGATTAAAAAGTAAAGATCTATTACCTAAAGCTCTAGGTCCAGCTTCAGATCTGCCATTAAAAATACATACGATATTATCATCAAACAATAGATTAGCAACATAATTACAATCTATATTTTCCAAGAATTTTAATTTGCACATACTAATTTATTCTCCTTGCATATCTATTCTTATTCCAACAACATAGATTTTTTTGTTTTCTTCAGTGTATTCTCCTTTATGCATAACAAGTGAAGAAAATATTGCTCCGATATTTTTTTGTGGTTTTAAACTAATCGATGTTCTTTTAGAATATTCTTCATTAAAATTGTTTAGAAAGAATACAGTATTTCCAGTACTACAAGTATTCAGATAAATGAACAGCACAAAGTCTTCATTATGACAGTGATTATGGCAACCCATTTCTCCACCATCAATATATTCTAACATATGATTCCAATAATAAGTAATTTTATTTTTTGGAATCAAGAGTTGGTTGGACACTAATTCTAAAAGTTGAGTATTGATAAATTCTTTATATTCTACATCTTCCCAAAATAAAAGGTTTTTTGTCTGATATCCAGAATCTATATCATCGTTAAAAAATTCAGTATGGTGTTCCATACTTTGATGATTTTTTTTATACTCATCAAATTTTCTATTCAAAAACTCAACAATTAAAGGGGAAACCTCAAATGTTTTTAGTAATGGAAAATTTAGATGTTTCATTAAAAAAGAGGGTCTTTCGACCCCCAGTATATCACAGAGCGTTGCCTCTTGGCAATACCTCTTCAGGGAACACAAAGTTCTCATGCGGTTGATCGACTGGTGCCATCCACGCTCTAAGTCCCTCATTAAGAAGGATATTTTTTGTGTAGAACGTTTCAAACTCAGGATCTTCTGCTGCTCTAATCTCCTGACTTACGAAATCATAAGCCCTAAGATTAAGAGCAAGACCAATAATCCCGATAGAGGATGTCCAAAGACCCATGACAGGAACAAAAAGCATAAAAAAGTGAAGCCACCTTTTATT